GAAAATAACGAAAACACGACTGAAGCAGATTATTAAAGAAGAACTTGCAGAAATCAATAAAGAATTCCCGACTCACGCCGCGACTCGCGCCGTCGGCAAGGAAGAGGAGTGGCAAGAAGAGATCCTGTCGTTGGAAGATGAGGTCCAATATCTCGCCGATAGTTTTGGCGTACATGCTAGTGTTGAGATAGATAGTAATGGCAATCCAGCAATTGCAGTATACCATAAGAACGGTGATTTATCTGCGTACCACGACCCGGAAGACATGTATAGAGAACTAGCTAAAAGATCAGAGTCCGAAATGTGAGCGGATCAACAGCATGAAAAAGCTATTTGAAAATTGGAACAGGTACTTAAATGAATCACTGGCGGCAAGCCTAACAGATAAAATGCACGCCCAGTGGCTTCAAGGATACAGACAAGAAAATGGAGATAAACCAAGATTTAAGCCGATTCCCAATAACCCTCCAGCAGATCAGATAGAGGGGTATGAGGGTGTTGAAATAGTTGATGGTGTTACACATCAGAACATTAATCAAGAAGCTAGTAAGATCGAACCTTCTCTTAAGCATAAATTAAATGGCGCGCCTGCTGTTGACTACGCTGCAGCCACTGAAGGTACACCAATAAACTCAGCTAGTGATATAGAAGATCTAGCTTCTAAGTTTCATATGATCTGGATGAAACACAATTCTTGGCAAAAAGATAGTAATCCAAATTTGTTTACTGGTTATCATCAGCTACCCGCCGACGAAAAGATCAAAGACTTAGTTCAACTAAAAATTGCTTTGGATTTATATTATCCAGGTGATGAAGAGATTCAGCAACTATTTAACCAAGTATACAAAGAAACAAGATAAAGGTTCCCAAATGAAACTTAAGCAGAACAAAAAAAGGTTTAATCCTCGTTATTTTATGAGTGAGAGAACAGATCTTCCAGAAGCAGCGGAGGAGGTCGTAGAGACCACCACGGAGCCGATGGAAGAGGTAGAGGCAGAGAGTGTCCATGAGCAAGTTACTCCGGATAACGTAATGTTAGTCGTTGATGCTGTGATAAAGATGGCGACTGGACCCTTGGCTGGTGTGTTTGCATCAGCACTAGCTTTAGTCGGGTGGTCCCTTGTTAAAAAGGACTCAGACCCACTAAAATGAGAATCACAAAAACACAACTCAAGCAACGAATCAGGGAAGAGCTTGAGGTTATTCTCACCAATGAAGAGGTTGAAGAAATGTTCGGCGAAGAGATTCGTAATCAAATAGAAGAAGATGAGCAGTTCAGAGACCAACAGAAATCAGATAGAGCACCCCACAAACAAGAGAAACAAATTAAGTTTGAAGAATGGGCAAGATTGGTCGCAGAACTAGGATTCGAATTCACAGAGGATCCAGAACAAAACCCTTATGATGCGTGGTTTACAGGTGTATCTCCGGAAGAGTATGTTGATAATAAACCCGACGAAAGAGGTGAAATGTGATGGAGGTAGCAAAAGCAAAATTAGATACATTTGTAGAAAAGATTATCTCTCGCAAGTTTTTGGTTTGGTTGACAGCCACAGTGTTGATGGTCGCTGCTGGTTTAGAATCATCAGACTGGATAATCATCTCAGGCATTTATATTGGTGGACAAACTGTTATTGATGGCATAGCAAAACTAAAAGGTGCTTGAGTGATAAAGCAGAAGATAATAGGATTCATTCTCAAGAACTGGAAAGAGTTGGTGATAATTCTATGTCTTTCGACAATGGCTTTCAAAACGCATATGGATTATCGCACATTAAGTAAGGCATATGAGGTATCTAATCAAGCGATGGAAACACAACTCACATCTTTGAGAGATATTCACGCGCAAGAGTTACGAAAGCGAGAAGAAGCACTCGAAGATTATAAAGAAGCTCTTGAGGAGATTCAAAGAAGCCACGCTGAGGCTCAAGAGCAGCTTGAGTTAGCTAAAAGAAAAAAGAAGAGTGCATACTTGCGTCAATTTTCTCAAGACAAGGAGGGGCTAACCAATGAGATCATTAACGCTTATGGTTTTGAGCTTGTGGAGTAGCGCTGCATTCGCTCAAGAGCCGGGGAAGTTTACATTTTTAGGACAAGATCAGTGCGCTCCGTTCGAGGGTGTTTTGTTTGATCCCGCAGCGACTGCAACAATACTAGCAGAACATACAGCAGTACAGTCTCAGTGCGACATAAAAATGAAGTACGCTTTAGATACACAAGCGACTGAACATGCGCTAGAATTACAAAACTTACGAATTCGTCATGACTCATTGGCTAGCGAATGTGATGCGAGAGCAAGTTCCTTGGAAAAAGAAAATGAAGCGCTAACAGAAGCGCTACAAAAACAGACCAAGAGAAATCCTGCTATATGGACAGCTGCCGGACTCGTAAGTGGGATAGCCTTATCATATGGAGCATACAGGGTGTTTAATGAGCAATAAAAATTACGACAAGATTGCCGCTATAGAGAAAGCAATAAAGCAGAAATATGGTGAGGAAGCGATCGCCAACCCTAAATCAAATTGGGGAGAAGAAAAAGAGAAAGAGTACAGAAAGCAGATGAAAGAGTTGTACGCTCGCTTAACACAAGAATCGCCGGCACAAGAAAAAGTTGAGGTTAATGGCATAAAGATATCACAAAAACTACTTAATAGAGAATCCTTAAAAAATTGTCCGATCTGTGGAGTTTTTCCAAAGAAAGCAATGGACGATGTTTGCCTTATTAAATTTGAATGTTGCAGCACCTGCCACATCCAATATGTGGAAGGCAGAGAGGAAAGATGGCTAAAAGGATGGAGACCCAATGAAAATCACTAAATCACAGATAAAGCGGCTCATCAAGGAAGAGTTTGATAAAATCAGCGAATTAGCCGGCGAACTTCCCACAGCCGATGCCTCTGATGGCGAAGAGACACAAAGAACAAAAAAGGTAACCACCAGCACAACCCAAGGAGGCAAGCTCGGAGAGGAAGAGTACAAGAAAATGCTAGCCCAAATCCTCCTTACTCCAAATGTAACAGCCCAAGTTAGAAAGAATGTGCTTGAATCAATCTTTGGAAACAGGGGTACCGCAATCAACACCTTAGTATTAAAGTTACTCAAAATGAAAGGAAACCAATAATAATGGCAACAGTTTACGAAATAGTACAAGGGCTTTCGCAAGCCGCAGCAAATGCATACGATGGGGCTCTTGACGATAAGGGAGTGCCACTGAAGGCTGGTTTACAGAGAGAAGAAGGTGACCCTATTCTTGATCAAAGAGTGATGGACGGCTTCGGCGTCAAGTTCTACGGGAACATGATGTGCCTTAGTTATCAGTCCGAAGTCAAACTTAAGGAAGTTTACGCAAATGGTTTCGAGTCAGATATCGAGCAGCGTGTTGCAGATATCGCTTCTTTTCTCAAAAAAGAATATCGTAAGATTCGTGGAGAATCTGTGACTCTTTCGAAAGAAGGCGAAATAGACGTGCGCGTCGAAAATGCTTCCCGTGTCCGCTCGTGGGTCACTGCTAAGATGCATTACCGGATTGGCGGCTTAGACGAGTCTATGGAAGTATCAGCAGAAGCAGATACTAAGCCCGAAGCTAATTGGGAAAAGTTCCTCTCTCTGGGTGGATGGGACGGTGAAGGCGGTAAGAGACCAGAGAACGACACACGCCCAAAGTCTAAAAGTGACTGATGGCGTTTCAGTTAAGCAAAAAAGAGCAAGTAAGAGAAATACTTAAGTGCGGAAAGAACCCAGCCTACTTCTTAAAGAGTTACGCTAGAATTTCTCACCCAATCGACGGTCTAATCCTCTTCAACACTTTTGATTATCAAGATCTCCTACTGGGAGATTTTAACGATTATCGATTTAATGTAATCAACAAAGGTCGCCAGCTTGGGATATCTACCTTAACTGCGGGTTATATTGTATGGATGATGCTTTTTCATCGCGATAAAGCTGTGCTTGTTATGGCTACCAAGTTTGCGACTGCTGGAAACTTGGTCAACAAGGTTAAGAAGATTATGAAGAATCTTCCAGACTGGATTCGTATTGCAAGTATCGATATAGATAACAGAACCTCTTTTATTCTATCCAACGGATCTTCGATCAAGGCAGCGTCCACTTCTGGAGACGCTGGTCGCTCCGAGGCTTTGTCCCTTTTGGTTCTAGACGAGGCAGCACATATTGAGGGACTAGAGGCT